TTCAAGAGTCTCTTCCCGGAAGCTAAGACAGCTCCTCAGATAATCACAATAAGCAACACTGAAGTGAATAAGATAGGTGGGTATGAAGAACTCAAAGAACTACTAACAGGGCCAAAGTCATGAGTATCAATGATGCAACACGGTTTGATTGGGATCGCTTACGAGAAGCACACCCTCCGCTTGAGCTAGATACGGTAACATCTACGGCTGACTTACATTATACACCAAGCGGATTGTCCGGCCCACTGCTTGAGGAATACAAAGTAGCTGCTGAAGCTGAACAGAAAGAGAAAGATAGGCAACGACTACGAGATAAGTGGTCAAAATGGTGTGTAACTGAGAAGGATATTGATGATATGATGCCAGAAAAAGCCATCCATGCTGCTATTGCAGAAGCCAGACCAGACCCTGTCAACAACCCATCACACTACAACACAGGTGGGGTCGAGGCAATCCAAGCTATTGAAGCTAGTATGTCTAAGGAAGCCTTCCAAGGCTACCTCAAGGGCAACTGCATGAAATACATTTGGAGAATGTCCTATAAGGGCAAGGCTAAAGAGGACACCCTCAAGGCCCAGTGGTACCTTAATAGACTGATCGAGACACTATAATGGATAAGTCAAGCCATGAGTACAAGTCTCAGTACGATAGGGACTTCAGAAGAAAGAGATGGGTGATGATCTTTGAGTACTTTGGTGGTAAGAAATGTCAAGATTGTGGTGTTGCATCCGAGCATCCAATCTATGACCTCCACCACAGAGATCCCTCAGCTAAAGACTTCTCTATTGGTTCACTAATACGTAGGAAATGGGCAGTATTAGAGCCTGAAATAGCTAAATGCGACCTATTGTGCTCTAATTGTCACAGAGTTAGGCATGATATTGAGAGAAAACAACAACGAGAGGTGTCAAATGGAAGTAATTAAGGGTGATTTCGGTAAGAGTACTGAAGAAAAACCAAAGAAACTCATAGAGTTGTTGCATGAAGCCCTTGCATCAGCTGATATTACTGAAGACACTGTCGGTAAGTTCGTATTAATTGCAGAAATTGATGGTGATGATGATGATTTCAAACTAATGACTGCTTATGACACCATGGAAACTAACTACATCATAGATGTTAGCAAGCTAGCCTTCTTAGGGTACTAGCTCCCCTTATATTACCCGTACCTAATTAAACTAAGCCTAACCCGATACCGGGTGGCACTCAAGGAATTTACATGAAACTAGTATTTGATATAGAAAGTAACGGTTTACTGGAAGAAATCTCTACCATTTGGTGTATCGTATGCCAGAATGTGGACACTAAAGAGGTCATTTCCTTCTCAGATCACGATGATACACTACAAAGCACCCAAGCTGGCCTTGATTATCTTCAAGCAGCTGATGTTCTCATAGGTCACAACATAATTGGCTATGATATACCTGCAATAAAGATAGTTACAGGTATTGACTTACTAGATAAGAAGTGCTACGACACCTTAATTATGTCCCAGATGCTACGATATAAGCGTGGTCATCGACATGGTTTGAAGGGTTGGGGTGAGAAACTAGGTGATAGTAAGCTAGATTACAACGATTGGACTCAATACACACCAGAGATGTTGACCTACTGCATACAAGATGTAGAGTTAAACACTCAGGTATATGAAGAGCTAGTGAAAGAATTTAAACAGTTTCATGCAAAGTTCCCATTGATTGCTAAGGGTCTTGAGGTAGAACACGATGTGTTCAAGTTCAACACTATGGTTAGAGAACAGGGTTGGAACTTCGATGCTAAGAAGGGCAAGGCAAGCCTAGCACTTATGAATGCAAGGTCTAAAGAGATACAAGATGCTATAGAACCACACCTTGGTACACACACAGTGTTCATTGATAAAGAACCTAAGACCCCCAAGTTCAAGAAGAACGGAGAGTACAATGCAGTAACTGCACGTCTACTGTCTGATTACCTTGGTAAGGTAGTGCTACCTACGGACACACACTTGATGCCTGCTGGTTTAACATTCCAACGTAGTAAGGTAGTGCAGACTAAGCTGGGTCAGATAGAGTTGGTGAAAGAGTGGTTGATAGAGAGTAAGGGTTGGAAACCTGATGAGTATACCCGTAAGAAGACTGCTCGTGGTTGGATTAACGTAGCTCCTAAGTTCACAGAGACTTCTCTAAGTAAACTAGGAGAGGTTGGTACAATGCTAGGTCAGTACTACACACTACGTAATCGTATCAGTGTGATGGAGAGTTGGTTTGAACAGTTAAAGAATGGTCGTATCCACGGTAACATGTGGACTATAGGCACTCCTTCTTTCCGGGCAAGACACGAGGTAATTGTTAACCTGCCGGGTGTCCATGCTGCATGGGGTCGTGAGCTACGTGAATGCTTTGCTGCTGATGAGGGTGACCTTATTGTAGGTGCAGACTCAAGCGGTAACCAGCTACGTGGTCTATGCCACTACGTAGGTAACGCAGAGTTCACTAAGGAAGTTATCTTTGGTGATCAACACCAACGTAATGCTGATGCACTAGGGTGTTCACGCTCAGTAGCTAAGTCATTTCTGTATGCCTACTTGTTTGGTGCAGGAGACTCTAAGTTAGGTCAAGTGCTGACTGGTAAGAGCAACCCCAAGGTTGGTAAGCAAGCCCGTGCTAACTTTGCTAGTGCTATTCAAGGTCTGGATCAGATCAAGAAGCAAGTAGAGGGTGAGTGGAACCGCAAGCAGAACACCCAAGGTAACGGGTGGGTTCATGGGTTAGATGGTAGACCTGTGTTCATTAACTCCGAGCATCAGTGTCTCAACTACTTACTGCAATCCGCAGAAGGGATCACTTGTAAGGCAGCTGTGTCATACCAAATGCAGAAGATCAAGGAAGAAGGACTACGTGCTAAGCCTCGTATCTTCTACCACGATGAAGCTGCTTGGTCTGTACACCCTGATGATGCTGATCGTGTTGGTCAGATACTAAAGGATAGTTTCAAAGAAGCACCTAAATGGTTTGGTGTAGAGTGTATGGATGGTGGTGATGCCATGATCGGTACTTCCTATGCAGATGTTCACTAGAGGACTAGACAATGGACAAGAGAATACAAGTACTGATTGATGCTGATTCAATCTACTTCAGGATAGCGATGGCTACCCAGAAAGAAAAGGATATGCGAGTAAACATACGTAAGGCACTCATGGATATCGAGGAGACATGTGCTGTCTTTGACCCAGTAGACATGAGGATAGCTGTTAAGGGCAAGGGGAACTTCCGTACTGCCATTGCTGATGACTATAAGGGCAACCGTAAGCGTGAGTTAGAACCCGGTGAGAAGAAAGCTCTGGCCTATGGGCATCAACACTTGATTGACAAGTATGATGCAGTGATGGCTCATGATATGGAGGCTGATGATCTAGTCTCCATCTGGGCATGGGAGTGTATTCAGAATGAACAACCTTATTATATTGTACACATTGACAAAGATCTTAACATGATCCCCGGAAATCACTATAACTTCGTAAAGAAAGAAGAGTACTACGTTGACTTTGAGAAAGGTCACTACAACTTCATGATGCAGATGCTGATTGGTGATGCAACAGATAACATCCCCGGTGTTAGGGGTATAGGCCCAAAGAAAGCTGAGAAGTTACTACTCAACTGTCCCTTTGATAGGCGTTGGCAAACTGTTCGTAACTGCTGGGCAGATAAGAAACAAATGCTTATCTCCGCTAGGTTACTATGGATGGCTACTACCTTTGAAGAAGCTGAGAGTAATAACATGCTGATGCTTGAGTACATAGATGCTAAGTCAGCAGAAGACTTCTGGGCACAAGACCCCCTACCACTGGAGGAAACAGATGAAGAACAAACACATGGTGAAACCCCTGAGTGCGAACAAGATGTTTGCGAAGAAGGGGAGGACAACATTCAAGACAGCGGACTACAAGAAGTATCAGGAGGAGATCCGGGACGAGATGATGGCAGCAGTGTGGCCATTCGGGAAGAACCAAGTTGAGTTCACCATCGAGGGAGGCATGTCTAACAGGGGTGCCGACCTTGACAACATAATAAAACCCATCTTAGATACCTATCAAGGTATCTTTGAGGAGTTCAATGACAACAAGGTGTACCATATAGAGCTCACTAAGAAGATCGTTAAGAAGGGTGAGGAGTACATCAGCGTACACATAAATGAATTAGAGGGTATTACATGATGGATTATCTTTGGTTTTATACTAAGTGGGGTGTGATAGGGTTCATCATTGGATGGCCTATTGGTTACTTCATAGGTTCTTTCCTGTGAAAAGAATAAAACTCAAGGGTGGTGATGAGTATGATGTCCACACTGGTTGGAGGAAGTTCATCAGACCACCCAAGGGTATGATCAAACGTGCAAAGAGAACATATAACAAACGGTTCCGCAAGGAGAGTAAAGAGCAAAGCACTAAGGGGTTGGAGTATCGAGATGAAAGTTAAGATGTACACACTAATACAACAGATAGTTGAGTCAGGTGTAGACGCTGGGTTCAATAGAGCACACAAGCATACCGACACACCTATAGAAGAAACAATTAAATCATGCATCGAAGAGTACATAATGAGCGGCTTTGATGAACACTTTACATTTGAACACGAGGAATTATGATGGATCAGTATCAACAGTTTATACACAAGAGCCGCTATGCACGATGGATTCCTGAGGCAGGACGTAGAGAGACATGGGCAGAGACAGTTAACCGTTACGTTAGCTTCTGGGTAGACCGTGGACAGTTAGATCAGAAGACTAGTAGTAAGATGTTTGATGCCATACATGACCTAAAGGTTATGCCATCAATGCGTTGCATGATGACAGCAGGTACTGCCCTAGCTAAAGATAATGTAGCAGGGTTTAACTGTAGTTACTTACACATTGACTCCCCTCGTAGCTTTGATGAGCTGATGTACGTACTCATGTGTGGTACAGGTGTGGGTTTCAGTGTTGAACGTAACTACATTAACAAACTACCAATCGTATCAGAAGAGTTCCACCCTACAGACACTGTGATTGTTGTAGCTGACAGTAAGATTGGTTGGGCCTCAGCATTCCGTGAGCTTATTGCTATGCTCTATGCTGGTAAGATTCCTAAGTGGGATGTAAGTAAAGTGCGTGGTGCTGGTGAACGTCTTAAGACATTCGGTGGTCGTGCCTCTGGGCCTGAGCCACTAGTAGACCTCTTCAACTTCTGTGTGCAACTCTTCCAGAAAGCTAAGGGTCGTAAGCTATCTAGCATTGAGTGCCATGATGTATGTTGTAAGATTGCTGACATCGTAGTTGTAGGTGGTGTTCGTAGGTCTGCATTGATCAGTCTCTCTAACCTATCAGATCAACGTATGTCCAAGGCTAAGTCAGGACAGTGGTGGTTGGATGAAGGTCAACGTAGACTCGCTAACAACAGCGTAGCGTACACTGAGAAGCCAGACTTCGAGGCCTACCTCAATGAGATGAAGAACATGTACGAGTCTAAGGCTGGTGAGCGTGGCATCTTCAGTCGTGTTGCAGCCCAGAAGATTGCTGCTCGTAACGGACGGAGAGATGCTACGTATGAGTTCGGAACTAATCCTTGTAGTGAGATAATTTTACGCAGTAACCAGTTCTGCAACCTCTCCGAGGTAGTAGTACGTGCAGAAGATACACTAGCTGACCTTAAATCTAAGATAGAGATGGCAGCTATCATCGGTACACTACAAGCTACACTAACTGACTTCCGTTACCTACGTAAGTCTTGGAAAACTAATACGGAAGAAGAAGCGTTACTTGGTGTAAGTCTCACAGGTATCATGGATCACCCGGTACTTAATGCAAGAGGTGGTGTGAATGGTGAACTACAAGAGTGGCTTGAGACAATGCGAGATGCTGCTGTTAAAGTTAATGAGAAGTGGGCTAAGAAGCTTGGCATTGCTCAGGCTGCTGCTATTACAGCTGTTAAGCCCAGTGGTACTGTATCTCAGCTTGTCGATAGTGCTAGTGGCATTCATCCTCGCTTTTCTAAGCATTACATTCGCCGTGTACGTTCAGACAAGAAAGACCCACTGGCAGCCTTCATGCAAGAGAAAGGATTCCCAGTAGAGCAGGACACATTTAGTGAATCATCACTGGTGTTCAGCTTCCCTGTCAAGGCACCTGAAGCTAGTGTTACTGTCAAGGAGGTAGGTGCAATGGCTCAGCTTGAGCAGTGGAAAGCCTATCAGAACTTCTATTGTGAACACAAGCCAAGCATCACCGTCTACTACACTGATGATGAGTTCTTAGAGGTATGCCAATGGATCTGGGACAACTTCGATATGTGCTCAGGGATCTCCCTGCTGCCCGTTAGCGATCATGTATACCAACAGGCACCCTATGAGGATATAACCCCTGAGAAGTACACTGAGTTGCTTGAGGCTATGCCCAAGGACATTGACTGGGCTGACCTAGGTAACTTCGAGATGGAAGACAACACTACAGGTTCTCAGGAACTAGCTTGTGTTGGCGGTGCGTGTGAGATCGTATAGGTATAATATGGTAGATCAAATGACTAAGATTATCCATGGCCCTGTCATGAAAGCAATGCGTGATGTTGTTGATGGTAGACTGTCTCTGTCACAAGCATGTCAGAAACACAAAGTATCTAAGGAAGAAATACTAGAGTTGATCTCTAGGTTCTTACACGAAGAGTAAACTAATGTAGCCCCATAGGTATCCCCTGTGGGGTTACAACATTTAAGGAAATGATTATGACAACAGTAGTTAACTATACACTTGATGAACTAGAAAACAAGGTGATCCTCTGGGGACACGAGAAGGGTATCCTGCCTAATGGTCAGGCTTCCAAGCAGTTCAGTAAGACACTAGAAGAAGTCTCTGAGTTGTGCTCAGCCATCGAGGACACTGATCATGATGAAGTGATAGATGCTATCGGTGATATTGTAGTGACACTTATAATGCAAGCACACATCTGGGGTGTAGACCTTAAGACCTGCTTAGGCTCAGCGTATGAAGTGATTGCTAAGCGTACTGGTAAAATGGTTAACGGTGTGTTCGTTAAAGACTAAGGATTGAGCCACACTACGTGTGTCTCTTTATAGGATAATGTTATGAAGGATAGTAAAGATATTGTTGAAGAACCTACACCTGCTAAGTCAGATGCTAAAGCTCTAAGGATTGCTAAGAGCGATAAGCGTAGGAAGAAACGGGTATCTAAAGAAGAACTCTATGAGAAGAAATGGAAATAGAAATGACTAGACAATACGAATCATCTGACCTAACCGCTAAGCACTTACCTTGTGACAAGTGTGGTTCCTCTGATGCTAAGTCTGTACGAGCTGATGGCTCTGCATACTGCTTCAGCTGTTGTACTAACTTTAAAAGTACAGAAACTAATTATATTGAGGACATCCAAGAGATGACTTACCAGCAAGAAACAATCGAAGACGTAGCAACATACCGATCATACCCACTATCATCGAGGGGTATCAGTAAAGAAGTAGTTGATCACTTCAATGTAAAGATGGCAGTAGATATTGATGGTAGACCTGAAGCCCACTACTACCCGTTCACTAAGAAGGGAATGACAGTGGCCTACAAGGTACGTAAGTTACCCAAAGCCTTCAGCACTATGGGTGACTTCAAGGATGTCGAGTTGTTTGGTCAATCAATGGCAGGTTCAGGTAAGACCCTAGTTATTACGGAGGGTGAGCTGGATGCAATGGCTGTAGCCCAAGCTAACTTTGATAAGTATAAGAAGTTCTACAGTGTAGTCTCACTACCCAATGGTGTTCAGTCAATACAATCTATCCTTAAGAACCGTGAATGGATTCGTCAGTTCCAAACTGTCGTGTTGATGTTTGATATGGATGAGGTTGGTCAAGAGGCCACCACTGCTGCTGCTCGTATGATTGGCATGGGTAAGGTTCGTATCGCTAAGCTACGGGAGAAAGACCCATGTGATGAGCTGAGAGAGCATGGCTCTGGTGCTATCCTAGAGGCTATGTGGGGTGCACAACCTTGGTCTCCAGCTGGTATCCTATCAGGTGAGAAGGTCTGGGAGAAGTTCATGGAGCGTAAGAGTGTGGTCAGTGTGCCGTACCCTGAGTGCCTCTCTGGTTTGACAGAGAAGCTTGATGGTATGCGTCATGGTGAGATCACATTGTTCACCAGTGGTACAGGTAGCGGTAAGAGTACTGTCATTAAAGAGATTGTACTTGACTTGCTAAAGAACACTGAGGGTAAGATTGGCTTGATATCCCTAGAAGAATCTGTTGGAGAGACTGCTGAGAAGTTCATTGGTATGTCATTGGAGAGACCACTAACTGGTGCAACCCCCTTGACAGAAGAAGAGATGAGACTTGGGTTTGACACAGTGTTCAAAGATGAACGTCTTGTACTACTAGATCACCAAGGTTCTGTGTCTGATACATCCCTTGTGGATAAGATTGAGTACATGGCATTGATGGGTTGTGAAAAGATTGTACTAGATCACATAACCATTGCTGTATCAGAAGGTACTGATGGGTTGTCTGGTAATGAGGCCATTGACAAGTTAATGTCTGACCTACTCAAGATAGTTAAGCAACACAACATCTGGCTAGGGTTGATTAGCCACCTACGTAAGTCTCAAGGTAAGTCCTT